TGGAAATGTAGGATTGATAAATTCTAAACATTCATTTGAAATATTAAAGTACCCTTTTGTTTGCGTTGGAGTAGGAGGGTAAAAATAAAATTCATAGGTAGGTGTAGTAGGCAATATATTTGGCTCATTCCAAAGATATAATTTGCATCTAGCTTGTTTTAAATTCGTGCCATCAACTTGAAAAGTATAAGGACTTCTTACAAATAATATATTCATCTCTTTTTTAAATTTGACTTAATAATAAAATCTATTGTGGATTGCACATCAAAGGCAAACGCTTGACTAATCTCTTGGGGTAGTAATGGTATGTTCTTTTTTACTGCATCAGATAGAAAATTTGTAGGTGCTATACCTTGATGATAAACCGCTTCCCTAACCGCAAACGGACTTAACCCTTTAGCAGTACTCCATTCTACAAAATGCTCCACACTAGGCTTTACTCCCTCTTTATAACTAAAAGGACTTTTACCGCCTTTCTGTTTCCACATTTTACCTTTGTTGTCTGTTCTTTTAAATGTGCTAGTAGTTTTTCTAACTCCTCCTACTCCTCTAACTCCTTTGTCTATAAATGCACCATAATCATTTAAAGTAATTCCTAACTCCAAACTATTCTTTGAAAACTTAACTCCGCTGGAACGTAAACTATTATTTAAGTTTCCAGAAAAATTGCTATTTGATTTGTTTAAATTATCTTTAGCATCAGCTATTAATTTATCTCCAAAATCATCTACTGCTTTCTTTAAATAGTTAAACTTTAGCATTTGTCAATATCGTTAGGAACTGAAATACTAAATGTAGTTTCGTAACCTACAAGCATATTTTCTAATTCTTTGTTTATTACATCACTTTGTGGATTGCCTTCTAGTTGCCAACTATTATCATAAATCATACTTGTTCTTAATCTAGCAATAAATCTATTGACTACAAATAATTGATTGCTTAAAATGAACATAGTATTATCGTTTCCAAAGAAGTCAGTTAGTTCTACACTACTATCATAATATCTCCCCATAAGCATTTCGCTTGGCTCTTTTGATATATCGGCAATATCTAAATTGAATAATGTAAAGTTAAAACTCAAATTATTTTCATTGTGTGTTACATTATTTAAAGTCAAGTGTGCTAACGGAAATATCGTTTGCTTTAGCAAATCAACTTCTGTAAGAGTACCAGCAGTAACTCTGTTTACAAAAGGATTGGTTTCTAATTCATCTTTAAATAAATCAAAAACTAAATACAATGCTTCTACTCCTCTTAAACTTCTATTTGGCATTTCTTATTTTTTTAAGTTGTTCTTCTTCTTTTTTTCTTTTGTCAATCTTGTAACATAAATTGTTTAGACAAGTATGAATATTTAATTTAACTACCTCTGCGATTTTAGTAATATCTCCCCCAGCAAGTTCATCGAGTGTTGAATACCAACCCCACTCTCTACTAAATCTAGTTGCTTCTTGAAACTCATCTTCGTCGCTTCTTCCTCCAAATACTTGGTGATATATCTCGCACAATCCATCCCTAAATTCCAAAAAAAAACCATAGCACCTATGACCGCATCCATTGGCATTTGCATTATAGCATCGTGGTATGTATCGCCTTTGTAATCTTCTACCAAATATTTATCCTTACGTTTCAAAGTTACTGGTCTGTATAAAACTCCCATCGCAATATGTATCGTTTCCCAATCAGATATATTATTATTTAAGTCTAGGAACTCGCCCCAGCACATTGTATCTAATTTTGGTAACCAGCCGAACTCAATATTACCTACTTTAAAAAATTCTACCCTTGCTGGTTCTTCTAACAATACATCCTTAATGGTAGATGATATTTCTAACACTGCAGTCAATTCAATATTCATTACTTGTTGATTAGTCAAGTTGCAAAATATTTCTAATAACTTTGTATTAAGATAAGTATCTGGTAATTTTTCTTCTTCTATTACTTTTAATTCTCTTAAATACATCACATACTTTTCTAAAGTTATGTCTGCAAGAGAAGTTGGAACGGATATTTTCATATATTAAATTTTATTATATAACGTAAGATAATTTCTTTTGTGAGCAAATGTGTGTAAATTAAAAAAGAGTACCGCAAAGTACCCTTAAAATTATTTTAATCGCTGTTCTTTGAAGTATGCCTTTAAGTATAAATCAAACCAATATTGTTTACTTGCTCTTGTGCAATTAAAATACTTATTAAATAAATAGTCAGATAGGTTTTTCATCGTACTGCATACTTACCATAATTTGGTCTTGCTAACTTATCATACAAAGCATAACGAACCGCATCAATGGTATGATTAAACATATCAACTGGAGTGTTTAAAACTATTCCGTTTTTATCTTCTGCCCATTTATAGTTTTTGAACTCTTTAATCATATTCAAACTGTCTCTTGTAATATGAATTTTGTATCGCTTCATCATATCAATTCCAATATTAATACTACCTTGACCTTTAGTGGCTGGTTTAATATTCCAACCCATACGATATAATTCCTCGATTGACTTTGGCTCAGCACTATCTGCAAATATTTCTTTACGTTCTACACCCAGCAGTCTCAAATGATTATCAATATCTCGGTTAGTCAATCCAGTTTTGAATAACAACTCTTTGAGGTATAAGTCATCGCCTTGCTTCCATACTTCTACTAAAGTAGTCGGATCGTTCGTGAACCCAAAGTCCATTCCAAATGAAAGGAATGTTGCAGTCTCTGGTATATCCGCACAATCATTTACTCTGAAGATAATTGACTGACTGGCTCCGACTTCTCCTAGTCCGTAAACTTTCCAATAGTTTGGGTCTATGTCTTTTAGTCTTTCTATCTCTGCTATAATATCTTCTGATAAAAATTTATTATTCTTGTAGGTAGTGATAAAGAAATCTGCATCTTCTCTAGGTTTAATCTTATCATATATGAAATGAAACTCATCACTAGGGTTGTAATCTAAAATTATCCTACCAGTAGTCCTAAAGATAAGTTGTTGCCAATCCTCAAATGTAATCTCGTTAGCTTCATTTATGTAAAGCAAATCTCTTTTTCTACCCCTAATCTTTGTCGGCTTATCAAGTGATATGAACTCAATAGTGTTTCCTTTAAACTTAAACTCGCTGGAAGATTTATTGTGTAAACTTTCATCGTACAATCCGTTTGTTTTAAGTATCTCAAAGAAATCTCTCATAGCAGTTGCCCGAAGTGCTGGATAAGTCTTACGACAAATGGTAATAATCTTACCCTTGTTTTTTGCACAATAATCGAATATTATCCACATCAGTATATTATAAGTTTTGCCCGATCGTGTACCGCCTTGCTCAATGATAATTCTCTTATTAGAATTGGATAAATGCTTCCAGACTATATTTGTTTTTATATCTTTCATTCAATTACTTCTACTCGGAATGAATTATTATCCTCTCCGTTATCCATTTCAACTCTCTCAATATACCCACGTTTCTTTCCTTTAGTTTTTAAAAAGAATATCGTAGCAGATGTATTTCCCTCAGCAATTTGCTTATGTAACTGGCTTTCCGCAAAGTCTAAAGTCATATTGTCTATATCAGCACATTGCTTTTTATAGTCTGCATCTTCTTCCATCCAACGATAGTGCGTCCAACGTGCTATGCCTACCATTTTACAAGCGGATGAAACTATGCCTAAAGTTTTCTCCAACGCTTCAATCATTCCCTTTTTTAATATGTCACTATTTGCCATAATTATTATTTATAAATTAAGTTATATTCGTCTACTAGATATTGAATTAAACACAAAGCATCAAACGAATTTATTACCTCGTGTTTAGCTTCTATATTGTTTATTCTTGTCTGTATTGATTTTAAATGTCTGTCTGATTGTTTGCTATCTCTCCTCAATCTTCCTACTACTCCGTCGTCTGTAATCTTTATAATAATTGGATTGGCTTTGTCTATAAACTTTCCATTAGTAAACCTATCCCCCTCAGCTATTAGTATTTTTCCTTTAGTGTGTTCTAGAAACGCATCAACATCGGTCATTACAGACATCGACAATCTGTCGGTACCTTGATACATTGAGCCATCGTATTTCCCCAGCACAATAATTCTATTGTCTGTATGATAATATATTTTACCTATCTTTTTTCTATGTGATAAAACGTAGTACTGAATTAGTTTTTCCATTACCCAAGTCTTACCAGTACCGCACATTCCTATTAGTAATATTATCATTGTCTGTTTTTTATATAATCGTTATAATCATTATCAAAGCACTCCCAATCCTTGTTCATCATTATTACTTCTCCAGTAAGTCGGTAATGATTTTGTTTTGTCTTATGTACTCCGAAGTCTGCTCTGTTATCTTCTAGTCTAAGTTCTTTCGGTAAGTATTTTACTCTCGACTCCCAAAACAAAGGTAATTTTCTTTTCCATTTACTCTCTGCATATTTTATTCTCTCGTAGAACATATCATTGTAAACATTCGGGTATCTTCTGTTTGGTCTATGCCATGACTTGTAACAACATAAAGTAGTTTCTAAAGTAAAGTATGATAAATCTTCGTGTGGAAATCTTTCTTTGGCTTCTTTAAGAAGTAACTCTCCTTCCATTTGCAACCAAGTTAATGTAAAGTTATCATATACTACTTCTGTTTTATACCAATCAAGATCATCTCGCCCCAGCACTTTACACAATCCGTTTCTGTGAGACTTGCTTCCGCTAATATCATCTAGGAATAAACTATCGCAATCTATATTTACTCCAGCTATCTTAAGAAATTCAAGGTAACTAAAGGTTGCCAGTCTACCAAATGAACTGAAATAGTTTATAACTGTAGTCCATAGTTTATTAAAGTTTGTAAACTTATCATTTGGCTCTTGGCTCATCTCAAAGAACTCCTCTTGTGTTTTCCCATTTAAAACTTCTATGTAATTCTTTATGCAATCTTCAAAAGAATTCTTTACATATCTTCTGTCTGTATCCCAGCCAAGTTTATCATAATTTGTTCTATACCAGTTACTGAACTTTGGTAAGTCAATTTCATTTAAGTTTGGTATCTGTTCCCAAATAAGAAATGTAGTAATTACATTTTGACTACAGCCATTGATATAACAGAACCATAACTTTTGCTCTTGTGTCATTTTAAACTTATCAAAGATAAAAGGGAATACATAATACACCGCACCAGCGTGTCCTTTATTCTTTAAATGGAACTCATAGAACCTTAAAAATACTTCACGTCTGTATTTAGGTTCACGAAAATCCATTCCGTATTTCAATTCTTTTACTTCTTCTTGATTATTCAATTCACAATATCTACCTATCATACTCATAGAATTTTTTATTATCTTTCAATTAATAACAAAATACATACCACGTAATAAAAGTGCTTTAAAACGCTTTATTTTACCTCTCAGTACTATGTTGGAATATACGTAGGTTCGTTACCTACTACCCAAAATAATGTCTTGTCATTCATATATTTATCAAACTCACTTGGCTTTGACTTCATATAATTAAATACTTTGCCCTCATATCTCGGATGCAATTCTATTCCTTTGTAATCAAATGGCATCCAACATTCGTAAGTACAGAAACCACTTCCGTTTAAATTGTGATGCAATACTTCTATTCCAGTTTCGTTTCTCTCTTTAAAAAAAGTATAGTCAAACGCTTTGTTTAAATCTACCCCCAGCACTCCGCTAATTATTTTAAGTCTGCGTGGTATGTAATCTAAATGATAACTTCCGTTGTTTCCAATTCCCATTAATAATATTCTCTTTAATGCTTTTGGCTTCTGCAAGGCTATGCCATAAAGAATTGAAGTAACTGAATTACACGAACCACAAGGAATAATTAAAGTCTCAATATGGTTTGGAATATTGTTTACTTGATAGCTTCCTACTTTGTGAAATGCTTCTACTCTCTCTGGACTATTTATTCTTTCATCAACTGTTATATTTGTTTCTAGTACTTCGTGATTAGGTAAAAGCTTTGCTAACTTAAACGACTTGCTCTGTAATGCTTTTGCATATCCAATATTAGTAACGTGAAATTGTGCTCCATTTTCTTCAGCTAACTGCATATTTTTATGCGACTTATAATTCTTTGAACCAGTAACTATCAGACATCCAATACTATAGTGTCTGCATATTGAAGATATGAACGGAT